TCGCATAAGATATGGCGTGACTTTTGTTGAAAGAATATCTTTGGCTTTTTTCTATCCAGCCAAATATTTCTTCTGCTTCTTCTTTGGATACTGTACCGATTTTTTTCGCCCCACTAATAAACTTCTTCCTTACTTTTGCCATTAAGTCGGCCTTCTTTTTACCTATTGCTTTACGAAGCTCATCTGCTTCTTGAAGATTAAATCCAGCAATCTTTTGAGCAATACGCATAGATTGTTCTTGATATACTAAAACGCCATAAGTAGGTTTTAGTATTTCTTCTAATGAAGGATGTAAATAGGTGACCTCCTCTTTACCATGCTTTCTATCAACAAAGCGCTGTGTCATGCTTTTGCCGTCTACATAAGCCTTTAGTGTTCCTGGCCTAATAATAGCTATTAGAGCAGATAATTCTTCTATGCTATTTGGTGCTAATTTTTTGGCCCAAGATTTGCCAAGATTGCTCTCTAGTTGAAAAATACCCTTGGTTTTTCCTTCCGCAAATAATTTCCAAGTTTCTTTATCGTTATACATATTATCTCGATATTAAATAGTTTAATGCTTTTGTTATTCCCTCAATATTGTCGCCCAACTTTCCTAAACCCGTATTACATTTTTCGCATATCCAACCTCTAAACTCATCGGTTTCATGATCATGGTCTAGACACCATTTTATAGGTATCTGACCGCAACACTCACACAGTTCTGGTTTAGGAGGAGCTACTTTATGTAATTTGCGCCTTATCTTGGAATGTTCTTTAATGCATTCCCGACATCTCATATCAAGATTATCTTTATACATAGAGTGTTTAGGAAAATTTGATATATCTTTTTCTTGTTTGCAATAGATGCAAATTTTGCTTTCATTTGACATATAGATCGCCATTTGCAAAGGCTTTATCAAAATTCATATTTTGGTATACAGCCCTATGCGTTTTCATTAGCTTGATAAAAATATTGGCGGAATCTTTAACGTCTTGTAATGCGTCATGGGCATTTTCTGAACTTAAACCCATGCGTTCTCGTAAAGCATCCATGCTAATTGATTTAACAGAAGGGTCACTTTCGGTCCATGCAAATATATTATCCATGATATCGAACTTATATACTTTGCTAAATAGTTTTTGTTGTTTACGATCTTGATCCCAAGGTCCATATTGTTCGCACAACCTATTAATTATTATCATATCAAAACCAATTATATTAAATCCTACCGGTATAGGATTGAAAAATGCATCACCCTTCCAGTTATATTGGCCAACAAATTTAGTGAATTTATTCCAAACAGATTTTAGTAAAGGCGCTTCAGATAAAGCTTCTCTATTTTTACCTGTTATTTTTAATGCCTCGTCTTCTATTGGATCCAATCCGGCGGCTAAAGCTTCATCGTCATCAAGAATAGGTCTTATTTCGCTATTAAATGTACCCTTGACTTTAAAGTTTCTACCATCCAAAGCTAATGCCGCTATTTGTGTTGGTTGAGTCTTATGAGGATTTCTACTACCCGTTTCAAAATCAAATAAAATATAATCTCTGTTTGCCATTATGTCCTCGCGATGTTGTGTATATACATTAATTTATCTAAGAGAGATATTCCTAAAATATCAAATTTAACGTGACCCAATGATTCTAAATCAGACATTTCTAATCCAGCAATCTTTTCGTTTGAACCCTTCTGTTTTACCATTGGGCAAACTTGATTTAATGGTTTAGCTGAAATAACTACTCCAGCCGCATGTTTTCCCTGACTTTTGAAGGTTCCTTCTATCTGAATTGCTTCTTCAAAATATTTTGCATATTCGCCCTCCAGTTCTCCGTTATCAGATAATTTACAGTACTCTGACAACATATCGGAATTATTTATCAAGGCCCACCTAATGATACTTCTATCTTCATCATCCATTTCTGCTAATTGGTCCGATATTTTTGCTTCATCTGGTATACCATTACTTATAGCGTTCATTTCTGCAAAAGAACAGGCTTCATGCACACGTAGGACTTCCTTTATAGCACTCTTACCCTGTAGTCTACCAAATGTAATCATTTGACTAACCTTATCGTGTCCATATTTTGTTTTTACGTAATTTATAACATCATCCCTTTTTGATGCTGGAACGTCCATATCAATATCTGGTAATGATATATTGTCCTTCGTATTGCGACCAGCATTATAAAATCTTTCAAATAGTAAATCATATTCAACTGGATCAATTTGTGTTATGCCGATAAGATATGAAATTAAACAACCAGCCGCACTTCCTCTGCCTGGACCGCTCATCCAACCTTGATCATTAACATATTTGATAATGTCATAGACAATTAAGAAATAACCGAATAGATTAGCCCCCTTAATAACATCGAATTCTTCTTTGAATCTTTCTAGGTAAATTGTTTTGAAATTTTCATCAGAAACTTTATTTGCTTTGATAAGTCTCTCCCTCCATCCTATTCTGCATAATTCTTTCAAATAGTCTTCTTCAGAAAGATTATTTGGACATTCGAATTTTGGAAGCATAGGATTGTGCAAAATATCGTACTCTTGGCACTGTTCATATATTAGTGCAGAAATTTCAGTATCAAAATTTTTAGATTCATCTTTGTTTTTTACATAATATGAATCGTTTAAAAAGAAATCTGCTTTATCAGCATGATCTTCTGGATATTTATTGTAATCAATTATTATGTCTCCATCCAAATCTTTTATCAAAGATTTCTTAATCTTTGGCAATGTTGTTTTCATATCTGAACACAATAATATTCTATGTAGAGAAGCGTCCTGCTTATTTACATAATAACTTGCTGGTTCAGAATCTTGTTGTATCTTAATAAGATTCTTGCGATTTAATATATTCGTGAGATTTTCTTCTGACAGATCATTATTTTCATCTAATAAAGAAATCAATTCTATTAGATCATGCCAACCATTTTTGTTTTTAGAAAATAGCTGAAAACCATCAAATGAACAGCCTAAGATTGGTTTGATACCTTCTTTTTTACAAGCCTTGAAAAAAGATATGCATCCAGAAATAGTTTTATAATCAGCAATACCGCAAGCAATATAGCCATTGTCTTTGCACTTCTTTACCAAATCTTCTGGTTTTGAGAATCCACGTAATAGACTATAATGCGTATAATTTTTCAACGGGAACCAATTCAACTTTTTCTCCTTATGTCAATGTGTCTATGCTATAGTAGGGTGCTAGAGCTTAGATTTGCAATGTTTGATTTCTTGCTTGTGTGTATCAAAAGATTTTTTCAGCTTTCTTACCAAAAAAGATCCGGTTCTTTCAAAAAAGCATGGCAAAAATCCATGTATGATCAAAAGTAATCCAGCTTTTAAACAAACCAATCCATGACTTACCGCGAACTTCCAATGCTCACGGTAGGTCATGTTATTTTCTGATAGGTGCTTTTCCCACCGTTTACGTAGACTCATATTACCAAGCTTTACAGGACCAATATCTTGCCTTCCATTTGGGACCGGGATTATCGCAATTGTGTCTAGCTCTAAAGCTTTTTCTTCGTTCCGGTATATTCTTTTTGATCTTCATATTGGGATCACCAAAACGAACAATAACTACGTTACCGCTCTCATTTTTTGTATATACAGCAAATTTCTTTGGACCCTTGGGTGTTCTGAATGGCTTATTCAGTGTTACCTTTTTACCTTGATATTCTGCTGCCTGACCTACGTAAGTCAATCTTCTACCATCCTTTTCATAGATTCCTTGTCTTCTATATGTATAAACTTCTCCGGTTTTTGGGTCTTCGTACTTGAACTTGGCATAGCTCTCATCATCATCATCTTCGTTAGTATATTCATCTTCGTATTTACCGGGTTCGTAATACTTGACAAAATCATAAACATTTTGAACATATATTTCCGCTTTCGATATCATATCTTTTGTCCAATCTTGGAATTCTACATCCAAAGACATAGTTTGTAAACGTGTTACAATTTCCATAAGTTGGTCGTGCATTTTTTGAATCTGTTCTAAAGCCATTTCGTCGCCACCACTAGATTGAGCCTTTTTCCAAGCGTCTTTATCTGGTCGATCTGGATCTCCTGGCTTTGCGGGTTTATAGTTTTTACCTTCACGCTCTTTTTTCTTGCGAATATTTTCCCATAACCCTGGACGTTCTTTTGCACAATCCCACTCTTCTGTTTGCTCGCCAAAATCTTCATATTCATTTTCTGATGGCACATAAAAATTATCTGCTGTTAATTCTTCTGCATAACCAGCTTCCATTTGTAATTCGAAATCAGCACCTTCTATAGCTTCGCAATTAGCTGTAGCTTGTTGAATACAAATAGCCACACGCTGCTTTTCATCTGGATATTCTTTTTTCATTGTTTCATTGCTCATACAACGAGAAACAAAACTGTCTTTATTTTCATCTTTATTTTTTTTTGGTAAAGGCATAACTTTCTCCTTATTTAAAAATTAATTTTTTAGCTTTTTCGAATATATTATTTATATTGGCTTCTGGAATTCTCTTTTTGAAATGATTTTTTATATCTTTGATCATTTGATGATTGGGATCTTGTGTTATTTCCAACCATCCGATGAAGTAATTCCAAACTCTGTCTTCTAAAACTAATCTGTATTTTACTCCATTTGGTCTTCCAAATCTATGATTCCAACCCAATTGTGGTAAGCATATATTTTTGCCACCATTTTGTCTAAATTTCTCTGCTATGTAACCCTCTTCTGCTCCAAAACCTTTAAAATGATTATTTATTTTGGGCCATTCAGATTTTTTAAATGCCAATAATCCCATTCCCTGCATGGGTATTTCAAAAGGTTGTCCTATATCGTAAGATTCGGCGTCTGTGGCCCATATACCGTACATATCGCCACGCCAAACGGGATCAAAATGCGTAGATACATTTTTTAAATTGTCGTATATTAGCGGTCCTTGAACAAGATTTTTGCACGGATAATTTTGTTCAAAATATGCCAATAAATTGTTAATCCCATTATCTTGAACAAGAACATGACAATCTAAAATAAGGACGTATTCGCCTTCAGCATGGTCTACTACTCTATATTTGTTGAACGATGATATGGTTTTTGTATATGGTATATATTTTCCATTAACATCAGTGCTTACAAATTTTTTACAAATTTTTCCATGCTCACTGTCTGGATTGCTATCTATAACTACAAATTCTACGCTTTTATCCCTGCATATTGGATGATACATTCTTAATGATTGAATGGTGAAAAACACACCGTCATAATCATCATATGTAGCCATTCCTATTGTGAGCTTTTTCATTATTTCAATTAGCCTGGAGCAGAATAAAATCCTATATCAAACCCTGATTTGGAACAATTTTGTATAGTTTTTTCCATACCAACAGTTTTCAAGCTATTCTCTATATAAATACACATATTTTGATCCGTTCCTGGCCAATTGTTTTTACAGTAATGGCATAATTTAGCGCATTTCCAGTTACTCCGATCTTGAGATATAGGTTTTGGTGCGTCATTATTCTGTATATTTGTAAATCTTTCTTTTAGCATTTTGAGAAAGCGTTTTTCATCTGATTGATCAAAACACATAGAAAATGGGCCACCATCTTTGATGAAGAAGATACTCATTATAGATTGCTTATACTGTGGATACAATTTAGAAATAGCATAGTTATATAATAACAGCTGTGGATCAGAGCATAGTTTTTCGTAAGTTTTTTCTTCGCCCGTAGCCCAATCAAGACGCCTACCGGTTTTCCAATCAATTACCTCAATAATACCGTCTGAAGATTCTGTAACAAGATCGATGGTTCCCTTAATTGCTAATTGTCCTTTAATTTTCTTGCCATTTACAACATATTCATAGTGCGCCCAATCTTCGTCTATTGGTATATCGAAATGTGGTTCTGCTGCAATAATCTTTCGTTGTCTTGGATCAAATTGTCCTTCATTATACTCTAGAGTATCAAAAACTAATTTATGACAATCATTATTATCGGCTTTTGTAAAATTATGCTTTGATCCAGAAGTGTAAAATTGAAAACTTTTTTGTAGTAATCCTTTCACCAATCCTTGAGTATATAATTCTGATTTTTTAACTTCTACCTTACCAAGAGCATCATCTTCTATAACTAATTTTGTTTTTGATGGATTGTCTTGCACAAATTGTTTTAATTTTGCCAATACTTCCATTACTTTGTGGACTATAGTGCCAAGCTCTGCTTTTTTTCCGCTATCGGACTGATGACCAAGTACATAAGTTATGAAATATTGCATCTGACAATAAGCATAATTATTATAACTTGAAGATCTTATATACGTTACAATCATCATTAGCTCCAATAACTTTTAAAGGTATCCAGTGTGGACAACATTTGTTCTATGCCACAGCTTGTATTGTCTATTACTATATCAAAATTAGACCAATCGTACTTATCTTTATCCAAAGCTGATTCAGATTTGCTATCGCTATTGAAAATATCTCTTTGAAGTCTGATAACTATACCGCCAGCAGACTTGATAGCGTCTATTTCATTTGAAAATCTTACATCTGGAATAATAGCTATTTCGGACTGCTCTTGTTGTACTTTATTTAAAGTATAGTTAGACCAAGCATCATTATAAATATGACGTATAATTTTGGTTCCAAAGTGTTCTAGGAATTCCCTATGAGTCATTGGCTTATCATCGGGATATTCATCGGATATATCTGGCATATCTTTCCAATAAAACTTAGTTGGTTGATTCTTGCCTTCATTGTTGCCATAAATGTTTTTGGGATTTAGATCAAACAATTCTATTGCCATCTTCTTAAGAGGGTCCGCAAAATGATAAATCTTAATATAGGGCCACAATTCTTTTTCTGCATAATTTACAAAAGATTCATCTTTTCTAGTTGCGTCAAAGACACCGTACCCAGAATTTCCAGAAGAATCATTTGTTTTGATAACAAGCTCACCGGAATCATTTATGTAAAAATCTTGGATCATTCCCTTATTTTTTAAGACTTGTCCATTTATGTAATTAGCCGCAGTATTCTTACCGGCTTGCTTTCTACCAGAAATACCAATTATTTTCATGTTAGCCTTTCAATTGAGACAAAATATTTGCATGTATTTGTTTAATCGACATATCGCCAATATCTTTGTGCGATAATTTTGGAAAACTCAATCTGTAAAATCTACCCAATTGTCTTTGTAATTGTATCTTTGATTCTCTTCCTGCTTGATCATTATCAGTTAGTATAATTATATGCGTGAGAGGGAGTTGTTGCAGTTTTTTTTGCTGCTCTCTTGTCATTGTTCTTCCAAAGATTCCTAATACATTATATATGCCAGCTTCATACAATTTCCATACATCACCCTGCCCCTCAACTATAAATACAGAATTTTTCTTCTGTATGGATGGTAATGCTCTGTGTGTATTATAAAAACAAAATCTCTTGTCAAATCCTTTAGGATATATCAAAAATTTAGGTAACTTATATTCTCTAGTAGATCTACATATGTGACCAATTATTTTATCTCCATTATCACTATGTATAGGTATAATAGATCGCTCATAAAACTTAGAATCTTTATCTAAACAATCCCCCACTCCAAAATGCTTTAATGTTTCTGGCTTAAAACCTCTATTAATGAAATAGGGAGATGGCGTAGTCAAATTAATTTTGAGAGCTAAATTGTCATACGTAGGAAAATTGAATTCATCTTTTATAGCCGAGATTATATCATAAAATTCTTCACCTTCTTCTGATGTGTCTTCGGCGTTAACTACTATATCTTTTGTTTTGTGGTTGTTAAGAGATATTTTGAACTCTTTCTTAATCCAAGTTAAGACATTACCGAAAGTAATTTGTTGGCCCGTTTGATTAGACAATGCTCCTCTTATCAATCCAAAAATATCATTTTTATGATCGTTCTGACATTCTCTAGTCCAGCATTTCCATATCCCTCTTTTCTTACAAAAGGAAAAGGCTCTAGGATTATCGCTAGATTCATGTACCGGACAAACAGAATAAATATTGTCGCCCAAGACTTCGTAATCAATATGTAATTTTGATAAAACTGTTTCTATGTTATTATTTAGAAACTGCTTAATCTGATTCAAATTCATTTTGTAACTTTGATAGAGATTCGTTATCTATTAATCCAGTGTCACCGATTGGTTGGTTTTTAAACTCATTTCGAGTTTTAAGTTCTTTTAATCTTGCATGAGAACCCTGCATAACCATATTAATATAATCCCCATCGTCCAGACCAGCGCCATGCCTTGAAACAATTGGCACAAGTTTTCTATTACCGGCATTTGGACCATCCTCCGCTAATTCTTCCTGTGATTTTACCTTAAAGATAGAAAAAGATGTACATAACCAAATTAATCTATCAGAACCGGATACTGCATCTGTACTTTCTTTGGTTATACCATCTCTATTTAATTGAACAAAAGACAAACATGGAACATCTAATTTTACGCATAAATTATGTAGAGATGTTATTTGAAAACCTAAAGCTTGATACTCTTGTATATTATTTGTGATGGAATTGGAAGACATTAATTTGAGATAATCATATATGATCACACAATTATTAGTTTTTCCATTATCATCTGTTTTTACTTCTTGTGCTACCCACCTTTTTATTAAGTTTAGTATTTGATCGAATGGTTTACCAGCTACGCTTATGTAACTATATGGAATAGATTCTAATTGATTAACACTTTTCATAACAGCGTCATATTTATCTTGATCTTCGGCAAATTTACCAGTAGCTATTTCGTTAATAGGAACACTACTCATATTTGCAAGTAATCTATTCAAATGGTCTTCTTTACTCATTTCCGTGTCTAGCATCAATACTGGTGTGCCTTTTAATGAAATATTTAATGCTGCATTATCTGCAAATACAGATTTACCAACCTTTGGTCTAGCTGCCACCAAATCAACGCACTTTCTTCTTAATCCACCACCAATAGCTTCGTCGTATTTAGAGAATCCCGTTGGTATGCCAATAATATCGCATTGATTTTCTGACAAGAATTCAACATAATCCTTAATATTGCTACCTATTTTCTCTGGTACATCTCCACCATCGTCTTCTCTTAAAAAGTCTGTAACAGGATTTTCTAAGATTTGTATAATATCATTTATGGATTCTGAACCAGAAATATTGTCTATATCTTTATGTATTTTTTCTGTTAATTTTTTGATCTTACGTGCGAATTCAAACTTTTTTATCTGTAAGCCAAAGTTAAATACGTTATCTTTTTCTACCGGAAAGTCAAATAAAGACTTTATGTACTTTAATTCCGCGTTTGTGTTTATAGATTCTGATAATCCAAGTTGAGATGCTGACGATAATATCGATGGTATATCGACCTTATGATCATTCTTTATAACATGTTCAATGCACTTAAAAAGAGTTTGATTATTATAATGACCAAAACTCTCTACTGTTATAAAATCAGCTATAGATACATAGGCATCTATGCCGTGCTGCATAAGTCCAGCTAATATTGCTCGCTCTGAGCCGATATCCGATAACTTATCCATTATTATCTACCTGTGCATCTATTGCAACGATGATATTCGCCATAAACATATTTTGGATCGGTCTTAAAAGATCTACCACACACACTGCACTCTACATCCATCTTCTTAGATGGCTGTCTATTGCGTGGTGTTCTATCTCCATATTTTGTTTCTATGTCCTTAAACTCACCAGTATCTACCCATTCATTTTTTCTAGCTTTCACCGGTTCTTTTCTCCTGTTATTTGTTTTATTTGAATTTACAATAAAATCTTCACTTACATATTTAGTATTTTCTTGTTCAACGTCTTTGGGTTTTTCTGTGACGGTTTCATCTTGAAGAGCGGCTAACAGTGCCATTTTTTGTTCTTTTGATAGCGTATTGATAAATTCATTCATACTCATGATCTTTTGCCTTTCTCCAGTAATATATCTGCTTTTCTTTTTAATTCATAAACCTTTCCATCCAAAGATTGAAGTCTTGCTTCTGCTACCTCACGCATATTTTCTAATGAGGCGGCATAAGAATTGGATTGTGCAAGTATATGTTTCTTGGATTCATGCTTAGTGTATTGACTAAACTCATGTGCGTGTTTAGCAATAAGTTTTTCCATTTGATCATTGCACCAACTCAAAGCAACTTTATTTTTATTTATCTCATCTTGAATATAAGTTGCATATCCATAAATAAGATATGCAGAATCAAATAATTCCTGTTGGGTTAGCTTTTTTAATTGATCTGACGATAGGTCAGAAACAAGTAAGTATTCTTCTCTAAAAGAAGAGAACTTTGTATTGCTAGCATTTATGTAATTATTTATGGAATCGATGTGGTCTGCTAATTTCTCAGACGCTTTTAATTCTTTGTCGCCACTCATCATCACTTTCTGAAAATTTTAGGGTTATCAAAGTTATGTTGTTTAGTTTGCACCAATCTATTTTATCTTCATCTCTGGCTTTAGACTTTAGAAAATCAGCCTTACTTTTATGGAAGAATGAATTATATTCATAATGCTGTTGCCCATGAACTTCAATAGCAAGATTTATGTTCGGTATATAAAAATCTAAATATAAAACAGACTTTTTGTGTGTTTCTGAACTTCCTGGCAATTTTACTTCTTCAAGAATGCGATAGCTATTAAAGATATCCTTTAAGAGTTTTCTTGCACGAATATGATATTTTGATCTTTTTCGTGTATCATCGTTAAAAACATTATAATCGCTCAGATTCCAAATATATTCTTTGCCATTGATACCAATGACTTTCATCAGTATAGTTCCTTGATTTTGTTATAGATAAAGTTGGCTATGGATTCATTATTATTTAAAAATTCAGATACATTGTTCATGCCTTGAAATTTAAAGAACTTTTCCACGGACTCTAGATTTGTGGGATCTATATTATTTTGTTGTAATATTGTTGATACAACTGAATTGGAAATATCATCAACAGCACATTGAATAGTGTACCAAGCTCCAGCACTTTTTATTAATCTAAATTCGCAAGCAATTTGCACTATTTCTTGCACTTCATCTATACCGACACCATATTTTATCCAACTTTCTGCTGTACTGTTTGGGCGACCTCCAGCATTAGAGGTTTTTATAGACCAATTAGCAATTTGCCCTACGTGTTGACCAGTATCTTTTGGAACTTGCCATTTGCCGCGATGGGTAATAACCATATTTGTTCCAGCTTGATATTGAAGCATGTTTCCACAATCAGCCATTTTTTGAGGAGCATATGGTGATCCGCCAGTATTAGCTATATTATGGGTAACACATATAAGAATTGTCTTGTTCTTCATTAGTGTACCGCTAATTCTTTTGAAGAACATTGATAAGAGTCTTGGTAAGGCGTTACGAACACCCGTTCTAACTTCTCCTTCTAATTCACAAGCCGGAACCATATTTGATAATGAGTCAGCAATTATCAAACAGCCAGGATCGTTGTTGATATAATACTCTATAATATTTAGAAAATCTTCTGCTGATAGTATTCTATCATCGGTAGATTCAACAATTAATATAGAGTCTGGATTTAGGTTCTTGATTCCATCAAAATTTTGTTTAGACAATCTTCCTTCAGTATTTACATAAATTACTCTCTTGTTTAGTTTTTGGCATTTGGACGCAAAGTGTAAAGCAGTGGTGGTTTTTCCGCTTTTGGGATCGCCCGTCATGACAACAACAGAACCTTCTCTTAGACCTCCACCCAGAGCTATATCTAATGCTGGCGATACTCCTATTACCTGTAAATTATTTATGCTTTCTAAAACTTCCGTCCCACTTCTAACAACATCCCCATATTTGGATACTATAGAATTACTTATTGTATCTTCTGCAAACTTGCTAGCACTCTTCTTTACTTTGCTCATAAATTCCTCAATTTGTTAATAGTAGTTTTTTTATTGTACGATGTTTTTGAACGAGTTTCTAGTTCTGGGCGATCAACTGTTGCATCATGATTTACTTCAACTTTGTTTTTAGATTCATCAATTAATTTTTGATGTTTTGCTATAACTTTTTCTGCTTCTGGATTTATTTTATATCCTCTACCATTTTGGATACCTAAAACCAATAGTCTATCAAAATCTTTTGATTTTATTGCAGACAATATTGCTTCTTCGCTGTATTTTTTCTTTAGCTGTATAGCCGCACCGTGTTGTTTTTTCCACAACCAGTGGTTTGGATCGCCCTTGGTCCAAAATTTATAGGAAGGTTTGCCAAGATTCAATTTTTCTGCCCTTCGCAGAACTATATATTCTGCCACGTAAGCTTCAAAAGTACAATACTCACCGGTGTGAATGTGCGTATATTTTCTTGTTTCTGACCATTGTTTTTGAGATTCTTGATTAAATAATTTTGGTCTTTGGTCTTTCATTATGATACAGCAATCCTTCTTCAAAGCATTTTTCTACAGGGTCTTCATCTATTCTATCTTGAATTAATTCTGGGGTCATAAAAATTTGTTTTTTTACTATTCTGCCATGTATTTTGCCGACTGTGTAGGTATGTCTACTGTTTTCCCCCATCAAGCCTATCATGGACTTGACCAAGTATACACCATCACAGTTAGTCGTGTCAATACCCAGATAGTTTGATCTGTACTGTAGACCCAATTCTACAACATCAATATTATTAGATTTGCAATATTCTTTTACTAAGTACCAATCTTTATAATCACAAAAATATCTTTCTTCAGAATTTGAAAGAATGATCTTAATCCATATTTGGTATTTATCTTTTCTGTATTCATTAAGCCATTGATCGTATGACGTTATCATTTTTTTACACTTGTTATACAATCTTTTATTCTAGTTGGAGTATTGGATTGTCTAGTACTATCAGACATTGAAGAAGCATTTTCTGTCATTACAACAGAACCCTTGTGTTTTGCAAATTGATCACCAACTGTAAAGGAAGATGTATGATCTTTTTGCGCTTTTGTATAACATTTTTCTATACTCTTAATCGGTCTATCTAAATCTGATGCTATTTCTTGAATATCCTTATTGATCTTAGCATGTTCTATGATATAAAAGGTTTCAGCTTTGCTAAGAGGTCCACGTTTACTAGCCATTGATATAACTCCTATTAGCCTTTGTCAAATATAATCTATTTCTAGTTTCTAAGTATGTATTATAGTTATCGAATGTGGTTTTTGATACAGTTTTTAATTGTGTGCGATTCCATATCTGTCGCCCCGCTTCTGGTCCAAATGGGTCTAATGGAACATTATTGAATGTTCGTATAAAGTATTTATTACCAACCGTTTTAGAAAAAACTTTCTCATCTTCGTTACTTATAGTAAGTCCTCTGATATTGTATAGGGATTCTTCAGACTTATTTTCTAATTGTGAGTCGTGAGAGGATATAAATTTCATGTTTCACCTGTGATTATATATTTCTTTTTTTGTTCTGGTGTCATTTTGTTTATTTGCGCTCTTGAAGCCTTACCTAAAGAAGACAACGGGGATTCTTTAGATCTGATAGATTCTTGTTTTGTTTGTTCTATTTCTGATCGCTTGTATGAACCCATGTTTTTCCAATTTTTATCAGCTAATTGACCAATAGTCTTCGTATCCTTCACAAAAGTTCCCAGGCCACCATATATTACTCTACGCAGCGAATCTTGACTGCATGAAGGACATTTTATTAGTGCATCTTCTGAAAAAGATTGGTATATATCATTTATCTCATGATTACAAGATTCGCATACATAGTCATATATTGGCATATCAATCCTCTAGTGCGTGTAAAATTGCTCCAAGTATACCGTTCCTCTGTATATCATTGTAGCCCAACGTACATATTCCTACACCGTGCATGTTATTCAATTTTTGGATACAGTAAGATAATCCACTGCTATTATAGATATCTGTTTGCTTTGTATCTCCATTAATAATAACCTTTGAATGTTCCCCCATTCGTGTTATAAACATTTTAATTTGATCTAAGGTACAATTTTGAGCTTCATCCAGTATCATATACGCATTATGAAAAGTTGCTCCACGCATAGTTTCAAGCGGTTCAAAGCGTATACGTCTTGTGTTATAATATAACCCAAAATGATCCCTGCCTAGAAAATATTTAAGATTTTCCTCCATAGGTTGAAGATATGGTTTTATCTTATCATTCAATTCTCCCGGTAAAGATCCTATATCTTTTCCGGTGCAAACAAGCGGCCTAGTAACAATAACACTATCTATTTTATCTCTTAACAAGTGATCAGAAGCTATACCAGCGGCTATAAAAGACTTACCAGTACCGGATGGACCAGTACAAAAAGTAACATCATTTTCTATAATTGATCTTATATAGTTTTTTTGATTTTCAGTTTTAGCTACTAGTACATTTTTTTCTTTATCTTTGCTTTTTTTACTTTTGCGACGATTATTCGAATTGTTATTTTCCAGTGCTGCCAAAGCCGTTGTCTCCTCGTTGCGAGGAACCTAACGTTAAATGGGACTCCATAGTGACGCGAGGAACCTCTTGGAATATCATCTGTGCGACTCTATCCCCGGTATTAATTACAACATTCTTATCAGAAGTATTGTAAAGACATACCATTATTTCTCCTCTATAACCGCTATCCACTACGCCCGCTAGAACATCTATGCCTTGTTTAACAGATAGGCCGGATCTTGGCCATATTAAACCAGCCATATGTTCTGGCATTTGTAGGGCTATCCCCGTTTTGACAGTTTTTCTTTGTTGTGGTGGTATGACGGTTTCTACAGCAGAATAAAGATCAAAACCGGCATCTGTTGTATTTGATTTTGTTGGTGTCACAGCATTTTTTTCTAGTAATTGTACTTTTACAACGTCATAATCACAATAATCATCTAATATCATGAGTCAACTCCTTAAATAATTTCACATTTTCCGCCGGAACAGGCCCATTCTTGTTCAGCTTTTACATTATTCTGCTCTTCAATAACATTGGTATAATCCACTTCTTTATATTCACGATTTATATCTACCCAATCTTTCCAATTATATACATCTTTCATGCAATACGTAAGACGTTTTAAATCTCCATCCATATATTTGTCTGCAAACTTTTGACATCTTTCCAGATATGCTTTCTTTTCTGTACCCTTTATTTTTTGGCCAAATCCAAGAAGACTGTCACAAGCTGCCCACAAATTGTCATCATATAATTGAAGACCGACTTCTATTAAACCACTTACAAACACAGCAGCATCACCATAATGTTGAAT